GATAGTATGTGTCCAAGCTGTAGCACCAATTGAGTTAAATGCTATGTTTTTCTGTTGTAGGAATGTATGCCACCCCATTACACCTAAACCTAATGCTCTACCTTTTTTAGCTGAGCGATGAGTACGGATCATTGAATCTTTACCATTAGTTTTAACAATGAATTCCTCCATTACACCATCTAAAAAGTAAGTAGCGATTTCAACTACATCTGTATTTTTCCACTCATCATACTTAGCTAAGTTTAAAGATGATAAACAACAGATAAAACTATGTTCCTCATCTGTATGCAATGTAATTTCAGTACAAATGTTAGTCATAGAAACATCTAGATTATTCATACGATAAGCTAAAGGATTGTCTTTATTAACATTGTCCTTAAACATTATGTAGGGTTCTCCGGTTTCTACGCGTGATTTAAGTATTTCAAGCCACAACGACATAGCCTCGCTGTCTCGATCTTGTAGGCGCTTCATAAACGCGTCATCTACCATTACAGCTTGATGTAGGTTTAGACATTGTCTGTTAGGATCACCTTTAGGTCTACGAATTTGTAAAAATTCTTTAATATCAGTATGATTAATATCTAAATTTACTGAAGATGCTCCGCGTCTTACACTACCTTGATTAGTAGCAATAATGGTAGAATCATAAATTTTAGCCCAAGGTACAATACCTTCACTTTTACCATTTCCAGTTATACTTTCTCCTCTTCCTCTAATTCTACTAAGGGATATTCCCACACCTCCCCCATAGGAAGTAAGGCGCATAAGCTCCGCGTTAGTGAGACCAATACCACGTATCGAATCCGGAGTATCAACACCGAAACAACTAATAGGCAAACCCCGATCAGTACCGGTATTGCTGAGAACAGGGCTAGCGAGACCAATCCATCCATTCCAAATATATTTAAAAAATTTATTTGCTAAGTCTGGTCTGTTTAATCTATCAGCTACAGCATTAGCTACGCGTCTATACGCTTTGCGGGGAGTTTCCCCAGGCATTAAATACCCTTTTGAAATTGTAGACAAAGCTACATCATCAAAAAACTCGGGGTAATCTTTACCTCTTTCCCATTGGGAGTAATCTGCTACTAAACTATTGTTATCCATAATTAAAATATACTTTCATCCCACTCCATGTGGCCTTTTGAATAATTTGTTACTCGGTTTGCGAAGAAATCTGTATGTTGTTTACCACCTGATAAGGCACCAAACCAGCTCATTCTTTCTACAGCTGTCATATCTACTCCTTCAATGATAGCTTTATAACCTAAATCACCTAATTTTACATTAACTCTATTTTTAATAAAGTTTTCTAAGTCATATTGTGAACATCCTTCTAGATCACCTAACTCATAACACTTTCTAATAAAATCTAATTCAAGTTTTAGTGAAAGCAAAGCTGCTTCATTTATTGCTGCTTCAAGCTCTGGTGTTTTGATTTCAGGATTTTCATCGACAAGTGTTCTGAATAACCAACATCCAGCTTCTGAATGGAGGGATTCATCTCTAATAGACCATTCAACAATTTGACCCACTCCTTTAAGCTTGTTTCGCATCTTAAAAGATAAGAGGATGGCGAAGGAAGAGAATAAATTAACTCCCTCGGTAAATGCTGAGAATATAGCGAGTGACTTAGCGATTTCATGTAAATCTTTCTCACCATTAAAACTATCCCTAATAGCAGTAAGATTTTCAATTTTAGCCATCGTAGCCTCATCTTCCATAAACTCATCGAAATTCTCAAGTCCAAGTGTTTCATTTAATAGTGAATAAGCTTCAGCGTGAATTGTTTCAAATGCGCCGAAGGTTGTAGCCATCATTATAACTTCTGGTTTTCTAAACCATTTAGTCACTAGTCCTGACCAGTAATCATTTACAACTGTTTCTGTTTGAGCAAACCCTTTAAGGATAGACCCGATAATGTTTTTTTCTGTTTCATTTAGATTTGAGCTCCAATCTGTAATGTCGCTCATCATAGGAACTTCTGTATGAAGCCAGTGTGCTTGTTGTTGTTTTAACCAGAAATCAGCTGCTTCTTGATATTCGAATGGTTTGTAAACGATGCGTTCCTGCAAAAGGTCTTTTTTTGCCATTGTAGTTTGTTAATTAAAAATTATGAATTGAGAAAGTTGCGCAACTGATTCTTTTCAGTTAAACTGAAATTATCTTTTATAGTAGAACTTTCATTGGAGTTAAATTCAGGTGAACCGGCTAAATCCTCAAATTCTGCATCACTGATGATTCTATAGTCACCAACAGCAATATTAATAGCAGCATTATAAGTAAGTCCGTCCATTCCGTATCTATTCTTCATTATGTGGAGTTTACCAACTCCGGTTTGTTTATCCTTAGCACGACGACTAATAGAAGCAGCAAAATCTGTTATCATCATTTTGTCATAAGAGCCCGCCGCTTTATGTCCTTCGATAATTTCGTCTTGAGCTCCTTGTCTGTTAACTTGAGAGGCTGACCAAATTGGGATATTAAGCTCGCGGGCTAATCCTTTCGTGCTTATATAAATATCATCAATTTCTTCCTTCCGCTCCTTACTTGTTTTCTTTGATCGAAGTAAGTCAACATAATCAATAACTACTAGATCAATTTTGGTACCTAAATCCTCACATTTTTGGATATGGGATTCAATAGTTGATATAGAAGCTTTATTTGGTGGAAATTCCTTGATAATAAGATTTCCGGGTAACTTAGTCATTACGTCTTCTACCTTATCTTTATGCATCGTAATCTCATTAGCTGGGATACCTGTAAAATGGGCATCAAATCTTCTACCTACGTAATCTTCACCTAATTCTAATGTATAATATACTACATTGAATCCTTTTTTAACAGCGCTTCCTGCTATAGCTACTAATGACCAAGATTTACCAGCACCAGGTCCACCAAATATTAAACCAAAATCACCATTACCTAAACCACCCTGAAGTATATCGTTAAATTGAGCCCAAGGTGTTGGGATAGTAATTCTTTGTTCCTCACGATAGCGGGTTTCAATATCTTTCATGTATTCATGTCCAATATTTTTATCCATACCTGCTTTAAGAGCATTATCAATTAATCCTCTAATGGAATCATAATCCTCAGCCTGGAGTAGATCAACACTACCTAATAGTGCTTTTTTTAGTTGTTGATTCTTACAAAATGCTGAGAATTCAGTTTGAATATACTCAGCATCTGTAGTTACAATTTTATAGGCGTCTCTTAATTGTTCTCTAATAGATAACTTTAAGACATCATTAGTAACCTTTTCGTATTCGGATTTTAGTACCTCTGGGGTTGGGGTGGTATGGTAATCATTATAATACTTTAAAATATTGTCAATAATCCACTTATGGGCTTGATTATCAAAATAAGATGAGTCTAGTATATCATGAATATTAGTTAAAAACTCTTTACGATCAAGTAAAGAATGGATAACTTTAATCTGAAATGCTGGGCCGTACTTATTTAAATCACTTAGAGTCATCTACAAAACTATTTAATGTTTGGAACTGGTTGTTTACCCAAAATTCAGGGTTTTTAATCAAATGGCGTAACCCATCTTCTTGGTAGAATCTAAGAAAAGCTTTTGCATTTAGCACGGGTGGATCAACATCTATTTGCTCTTCTAAATAAGCCTTTTCTAAATCATCTACCATAGGATTATGTAAATCCATGATTTTGTAATTTTTACGAAGGTTATTTTCTTCAAATACAATACGAGAGTATATAATATGTTCCTTATACTTATCTGCTGCTATTTCAAAGATTTCATCTAAAGTTAATTTACGTTCATTTAATTCAGGGAATAATTTACGTAACTTTTTTTCACCTAAACCTTTTATACCAGGGACTTTATCTGAAGCATCACCCATGAGTACTTTATATAAAATAAAATTCTCAGGTAAAACATTAAATTTTTCTACTACAGTCTCAGGTGTATAAAAATCTTTTTCAATAGGACGGTACACACAAATTTTGCTACTTGTTAATTGAATAAAATCTTTATCACTTGATACAATAAACGCTCTAGAGTTATCATGGTTGTTGGTGATAGTCGTCGCTAAATGAGCGATTATATCATCGGCCTCTACTTTATCGAGCGCTATGGTTTTTACAGGGAGACACTTTAAATAATCGATTAATCTAACTATCTGGTCTAATTTAGCATCATGCTCATCTCCTACATCTTCAAATATCTCCCAGTTTGTAATACGAGACTGGTGACGGCCAGCCTTGTATTCTGAGAGAACATTTTTACGATTCATAGATGAATTTTCTCCATCAAAGATAACATACATTGCTGTAGGTTGAATAGCATTTATTAGAGTCCCCAATGATCGAACAAATCCCCCTAGTCCTCCTACATGAACACCATGCTCATTTACAATATTAAGCATTGCGAAGTTTCTAAAAAATAGATTTAGACCGTCAATAAATAAAACTCTTTCATGTTGCGAGGAGGGTATCTCCGGCTCCTTATCCATGTTATTGAGGAGCTCTAATAAATCCTTATTTGCCATAATTTAACTTGGTTCTTGTTCTGCGAATACCTGTGGAGCTGGCTCCTCATAGACTTCCTCAATAATATCAAAATCACCTCCACCTAGGATTTTACTCCATTCTTTAGTATGGTCATCTTTATATTTCTTAAGATCCTTATCTGTATCATTAATAAAACCATGTGGTGTCATAATAATTTTACCTCTAGTGGTAAGACCATTAATGTGGTTTTTATCAATTTGAAGATTAGTACGTTTCGCGAATTCAACTTGCTTTTTATCTTTGATTGCTTTAATCTTAGATGTTCCAGCATTAGCAATATTACCAAATGTTACTACAAATGTAGCATCAAACCACATAGCAAACCCACCTTTATTCATCAACTTTGGTTTACCCATAGGTGATTCTGGTTTTGCTGTCCATACTTTATTAATACAAACTAATGTATTAGTATATTCTGAACTTTCTTTACGTGATAAAGTAATTCTTTGGTTAACACTATTACCAAACTGAGTTGACATAGCACCCGCATTCCATTCGTTATTGTTCTTATTTGAACGTACAGATAATTCACAAGGAACTGAACCGATAGAATCCCAAAGGAACATTAAATCAAATGGTAGGTTACCTTTTTTCTGCTCATCTAGTAGATCAAGAATAAAAGCAGCAACATCTTCAATTGTATGAATAGTTTCACGATCAGCATAGATAAAATTACCTTGATAATCTACTAATTCACCAGTTTCTTTGTCAAATACTTCTTCAATATCTAAACCCATTTGCATAGCATGTTCCCAATTCCATTTCATTTCAGTAATGATGAATACGGGAAGGATACCTGTTTTTTGAGCTGATACAGCTGCTTCAATAAGTGCTGTCGTTTTACCTGTATCTGAATGACCTCTTAGTAGACAGATGTGTCCAGTAGGTATTCCAGGTACTGAAGTAACTTCTTGGAAGGCGTTACTTAGTGGGACCCACTGTTGGGGTTTAAACTTAACGTTCCCACTAAGACCTTTCTTATCTTTGAAATTACTTAGATCAAATTTACTTTTAATCTCAGCAGACACAGCTGCTGTTAGTGATTTACTCGCCTTTCTAGCCATACTTAGAATGGTAGATCGTTACTACTATCATCATCAAACAAACTATCAAATTTATCCAATTTGGTTTGCTTAACATTATCAGTAGAAGTATTCAGAGAATAATTCGTTTTTGGTGTTGAAACTTCCTTTTCATCATCAATGATATCACCTTCTTGATGATTATCTTCTGGAGATAACCAACCTTCTAGATTTGATTTCATTTCCTCATAAGGAACTTTCTTAAACACACCCTGAGGGTCTACTTGATTTGATAACCAGCTCTCTACTTTTGAAGCATCAGCATCTAATGATGTTTGCTTCATTGATGGAGCAGCTGTAGTACGATTGTACTTAGTACCAGTCATTTCAGGTCCTTCAGTAGTAAGTTTAATATCACGACCAGCAACTACGTCTGTAAAGTCACCTACTTCTTCATCCATCGCCATTGATAGGAATGATGAGTATAACTCTTTACCGAACTGCCAGATCTTAACACCTTCATCTTCCATACCACGAACGATAACAGGAGCAAAATAACGAACTTTTGGTTCGAGTTTTTTAGCTAATTTCCAGTTCTCTGGTTGGTCGGTTTGACGGAGCTTTTTAGCAAACTCTACTAGTGGATCTTTTTCCTCAAAATTAATTGGAGAGATCATTACTGGCTTTCCAATACCATAATGGAAATACAATTCACTAAATGGAGTTGATTTGTTAAACTTAGAAGGTACAATACGAACTGTTTGTTTACCTACTGATGGTTTCCAGAACAATGACTTACCATTGTTGTTGTTGTTAGAGGTGGGTTTTTGCAGCGCCTCTAAACGCTGCTTGATTACGTCTAAATCCATGTTTATAACTTTTTATTAATAACTAAATATACGAAACTAATTTCGGGGAGCCAAATTAAAGCTCAATAATCTTATGAATTTTGGTTTTTAGTTCTTTAAGCTCATTTTGTTGAGTTAATAGAATTGTATTACGATAGTGTTGCCAGTTTACTCTATAACGCGAATCTACTACACCACCATTTAAACGTTTGATTAACTCGTTTAGGGCGTTAATAGTGTAAAGTGTATTACTATCTTTTTTACGATGAACTAAAATTGTATTATCTGGAATTGATGATACATTGCCTTGATCAACATTATAAGTAACAACGTACTCATCGTTGCTTTTTATATGCAGTACAAACATCTTGTTGTACATGATTGTATATTGGGATTGCAAATCCTCTACTAGGCTATCGAGATTCTCAAGACTAGTAAAAGTGCAAAATAACTTATTATTCAAATCTATAGTATTTTGGGGTGAGTCAATGTCTTCCCCATAAATATAGTCGTACTTAGGTAAAATCGTAGTTGATTCCATTTTTTTCTTTTAATTGTAACTTTAATTTATAAAAAACCTTTTTAATCAATTCTAACACCTCTACTTCGCTATTATCTACATCTAATAAGAACGAATCATACGTGTAAAGAACCAATTTGGTATTCCTACCTTTCAATAGCTTGAATATACGAAAGAGTATTTCAATATTCAAACTTGTTTCCATATTTTGTAAAATATAGTTAAATAATTTTTGTGGGTTCATGTTCTCTAAAACATCATTTTTGTATTCGTAGTGAGAGATAGGGCATGTTATAACGCCTTCTGTTTGAAAAGTTTCCCAGGTCGTACGTATATACTCAGATGTTGCTTTAAAAAATGGTAGATCGCGGTATTCTTTAAATACACCACCATATAACTGTTTGAATGTTAATTCTTTTGCTTTGGCGTAATCGACCTTATACATCTCTGCAAAGGATTGATGAATATCTCCGCCGCCAAAATCATAGTCAACAAGCATAGCAGCCAAAGTAGGATGATAGGCACCAATATCAAATTCGACAAAAATATCATTATGCGGAACAAAACTTTTTCGGGATCCGTTTTTATGTGAAAGTGCTGCATAATTGACTCCCCCAAATTTGTTAGAAGGTCTTGTCGTAAGCGTTTTATAGTTGTAGCTAGTGTAGACAACCTCGTTTTCAACTGGGTGGAAATGTTTTTCAAATTCATCTTTATCAATTTTTATGCCATTACGTTCTATAGCGTTAAACACTAACGTAGCTTTGTCATTATAAAACGGGTTTACCACGGTATTAA